TGGAAGTAACTCAATACTTTATCGATGCAGTTGCCGTACCACAATCAGGATTAAACTCAATCGTAACCTTCCAAGCTTTTGATGAAGGTATTTTAGAACGCGGATCTGAAACAATTAGAGCTGCAATTGATCTTCGCAAAGCAGCAGTGTTAGCAGCCTCAACACCAATGCCGTCCGGAGTGCTTCGGAACAACGGGGCTGACCTAGATCCTAAAGAAGTTGCTGGCTTACTTGCTGCATGGAAGAACGCCCGCAATAATCGCAGCACTGCTTATCTAACATCTACTCTTGAGTATCAACCGACATCATTCTCTCCAAAAGATATGATGTACGACGAAGCACAGCAATTCTTGGCAACAGAAATTGCTCGTCTATGCAACATCCCTGCTTACATGCTTTCAGCAGAAGCCAATAACTCAATGACTTACGCCAATGTTCTAGATGAGCGTAAGCAATTCTTCTCACTTAGCCTTGCACCTTATGTCTGCGCTATCGAAGATCGTCTCTCAATGGATGACATTACAGCTCGCGGTAACGCTGTTCGCTTTGATGTCGATTCATCGTTCTTGGCAGTAGAGCCAATGGAACGCTTGCTAGTAATTGAGAAGATGTTGTCTCTAGGTTTGATCACAGTTGAACAAGCCATGGAGATGGAAGATTTAACACCCAATGGAAGCGAAGGAATCGAATAATGGAAAATCAGATCCTGACTTTCTCGTCTGAACTAACTGCGAATGTAGAAGATCGCACTATCTCAGGCAAGATCGTGCCAGCAGGTACAGGCGAAGTGGGCAACACTTCAGCAGGTAAAGTGGTCTTTGAGAAGGGCGCAATTGCACTTCCAGAAGATCCTAAGACCATCAAACTATTAAACCAACATGACATGAAGCAGCCTTTAGGTAAGGCAACATCATTCACAGTTGATGAAGATGGCATCTACGCATCATTCAAAATTTCACGATCTAATCGTGGCACTGAGGCTTTGATCCTTGCTGAAGAAGGCTTGCAGTCTGGCCTTTCAGTTGGAGTAGAAGTAATCAAGTCAAAGCAAAAAGGCAATGTGATGTTCGTATCCGCTGCTAAATTGTTTGAAGTAAGTTTGGTAACAGAGCCGGCTTTCAAGTCTGCTCAAGTTATCGATGTTGCTGCTGAGGAAACTCCAGAAGCAGTAGAAGAAATCCAACCAACAGAAAGCGAGACAGCTGTGGAGAATACTCCAGAGACAGTTGCAGCACCAGTAGAGGCAGCAGCGGTTGAAGCTGCTCGTCCTGTTGTTACTGCGACTACTACATTCGTGCGCGAGCGCGTAGCACCAATCAGTTCAGCACAATACCTAGAAGCAAGCATGAAGGCAGCACTAGGCGATGACGAAGCTCGTCGCACAGTTCGCGCAGCTGATGATTCGACTTCTACAAATACAGGTTTGACTTTGCCGTCTCACCTAAACACTTTCATCACTGACACCTTTACAGGCCGTCCAGCGTTCGAAGCTGCAACACGCGGATCACTTGCAGGAATTGACGGGATGTCATTCACAGTGCCTCGTTTATATACCAATGCGAGCACTCCAGATGTTGCTCCAACAGTTGCAGACACAAACGAAGGTTCAGCACCATCTGAGACAGGCATGACTTCTGCTTATGACACTATCTCAATTGAGAAGTTCTCAGGGCTACAACGAGTCAGTTTTGAGCTCGTCGACCGATCTTCGCCCGCCTTTATGGAATTGATGATGGCTGAGCTCAGAAAAGCGTACGAGAAGGCTACGGATGCAGCACTTCTAGCAGCTTTCGTTGCTAACGGAACAACAGCAACAGGCACAGCAGCAACAGCAGCTGGCTTGCAGTCATTCATCTCAGTAGAAGGCGCAGCAGCATACAAGGGAACTGGCGGAGATTTCGCTAACAAGCTTGTTGCTTCAACAGACCAATGGGCTGCAATTGCCGGATACGCGGACACCACTGGACGAGCTCTATTTTCAGCACAAGGCGCAACATACAACGCATCAGGTAACGCAGTAGCGACATCTGTGGTTGGTGGAGTTCTTGGAACTGACTTGATCGTGGATCACAACATCACAACTTCTGGCGTAATCGATAACTCAGCGTTCTTGGTTGCTCCATCATCTGTGTACACATGGGAAAGCCCAACAACACAGCTTCGCGTAAATGTTCTAACATCAGGCGAAATCGAAATCAACCTTTACGGATACCTAGCAATTTACCTTGCTAAGTCAGGTAAAGGCGTTCGCAAGTACAACCTAGCTTAATAGGTTACTAAGTCGCTCTGGGGAGTAGTAGCCCTCTACTCCCCAGAGTCTTTAGAAAGGAATCGGGATGAGTCTTACAACAGTCGCAGAACTCCGCTCAACACTCGGAGTCGGTACGCTGTATCCCGATGCAACCCTTCAGGAAGTATGCGATGCTTCAGATGCAGTTCTACTGCCTATGCTCTGGACTAATGTCACCTATAACATCTCACACAGCAACACAGCACACACAGGAACACTTTACTTTGAGGACAAGGTAGAGAAAGTCTTTTATGTAGGTCAGACAGTTGTGATCGGTGGCAATGGTTCACATCACAACGGATCTAAGACTCTCACTGGAGTAGGCGATTACTCAATCACTTACGCAATTACTGGCAACAACATTAATCCAGAAGTAGAGCATCCAGTTCAACCTTTTGGCACAGTTACAGCTACAACTTATGTGGACTGGACTACAGATGCCGCAGTACAAAATGCAGCTTTAATGATCGCTGTTGAAATCTGGCAAGCGCGTACTGCAACCCTTTCGGGCAGTAACGCGATTGATTTCCAGCCTAGCCCCTATCGGATGTCAGCACAATTGTTGGCGAAGATCAGGGGCTTGATTTCCCACGCGCTCGCGCCTACCAGCATGATCGGGTAGTTCATGCCTCCAGTAGCCATAACAACCTTACGCACTACCTTAGCCACTGCGCTAGTAGATAACTCTAAATGGCAGACCTTTGCCTTTCCTCCGGCCACAGTATTGGCTAATTCTGTCATTGTGTCTCCAGATGATCCTTATCTAACACCTAACAATAACCAGCATATAACTATCAGTCCTACTGCTAATTTTAAGATTATTATGACAGTGCCATTGTTTGACAATGAAGGCAATCTAAATGGCATTGAGGACACAGTAGTAGGCGTGTTCAATAAACTAAATGCCAGCGGCTTAACCTATAATGTAGGGGCAATAAGCGCACCAAGTATTCTCAACGCTGCATCGGGAGACCTTTTAAGCTGCGAGATGTCCGTATCAATCCTAACAAGTTGGAGTTAATATGTCCGAGTGGGAAAAAGAAAACGAAGCCTTCCTGATCAAAATCGGGCAGGTAGCACCAGCAGCATCAAAGCCAGCAACTACTAAGAAGGACGAGGAATAATCTCATGGCTGTATTTCTAAATAACAATGTAGGTGTGAAGATTAACTCAGTCGATCTTTCAGACCATGTCACAGCAGTAACAATCAACCGCGTATTTGATGAGCTAGAAGTAACCGCAATGGGTGACTCATCTCACAAGTTCGTAAAGGGTCTAGAGTCATCAACAGTGACAATCGATTTCCTAAACGACACAGCAACAGCAAATGTACTGCAGACACTTCAGGCTGCATGGGGAACAACAGTTACAGCTGTATTCCTACAGACAAAGGGAACAGCAGTTTCTGCAACCAACCCTCTCTATACCGTTTCTCTGTTGATTAACAACACCACCGACATTAACGGTGCTGTTAGTGATATCGGGAGCATGAGCATTACATTTACTGCTAACTCAACAGTTGCAGTAGCGACAACAGGCACATTCTAAAACTAAACTAAAGGGGCAAAACCATGGCAAAACTAAAGATCGTTCGTACAGACGGAAGCGTGCTAGAAGGCGAGATCACTCCAGCAGTGGAGTATGCGTTTGAGCAGTACGCTAAAAAGGGTTTCCATAAGGCGTTTCGTGATGAAGAAAAGCAAAGCGATGTCTATTGGTTAGCATGGGAAGTTACACGCAGAGCAGGTGAATCTGTTAAGCCTTTTGGGATTGACTTTATCGAAACGCTGAAAAGTGTTGAGGTACTAGACTCAGACCCTTTAGCTTAAAGCGCGATCAACCATTCACCTACCTAATTGCTAGGCTAAGCATAAGGTTGGGGATCGCGCCACAGCAGTTATTAGATTTAGATAAGACCATGCTCGATGCACTTTTGCAAGGTCTCAAAGATGAAGCTAAGGAGGTAAGTGATGCCAGCAAGCGTAAAGGGCGCTCTTAAACTCCGTAAAGCCCTGCGTCAATTTACACCTGACTTATCTAAGAAAATGAACGCAGAGATTGCTACAGCCTTAAAGCCAATTACCAAAACGGCTAAAGGTTACATCCCTGATAAATCAGAAGTTCTAAGCGGATGGTTGCCTAGACAAATGTCTGAGGGAACCTTTCCTACCTTTAACCCTTCTGTTGTTAAGTCTGGCATTGGCTATAAGACAAGCCCATCTAAGGCAAACAGCAGAGGATTTAGATCCCTTGCTCGCGTGTTTAATAAAAGCAGAGCAGGATCAATCTATGAGATCATGGGTCGTAAAAGCCCAGACAGTCGCTTAGTGGTTAATCAAGATGCTAAGTATTCTGCAAAAATGGTAGGCAAAAAGAACATGGAAGGTAGAGCGCTCTACCGCGCCTACGACCAGAACAACGGTAAGGCTACGGCTGCTGTGATTAGAGCCATTGAGTCTGCTTCTCAAAAACTTAACGACAGAGCTACGGTAAGAGGTTAATCATGGCCAATGTGTTTATTGATATTCTTGCCGAGTTCACAGGTAAAAAGGCTTTCAAGCAAGCCGATAGTGCCACAGAAAAACTTACTAAAAATGTTCAAACACTTGCTAAGACTTTCGGGGTGGCTTTTAGTGCTACGGCGGTGCTGGCTTATAGCAAGAATGCAATCAAGGCTGCCGCAGCAGATGAGAAGGCACAGAACCAGCTAGCACTAGCTCTTAAAAATGTTGGACTTGGAAGAGATGCCGCTTCATCTGAAGCGTACATTCAAAGACTACAAAAAGAGTTCGGGATTCTAGATGATGATCTTCGTCCGGCTTATCAGACTTTAGCGGTAGCGGTTCAGGATACAAACGAGGCACAAAGACTTCTCAATCTTGCTCTAGACATTTCAGCCTCTACTGGCAAGGATCTTGGCTCGGTTACAGCAGCGTTGAGTCGCGCATATTTAGGAAACAACACAGCATTATCTAAACTGGGCGTAGGCATATCTAAGGCCGATCTAAAGTCTAAATCTTTCAAGCAGATCACAGATCAATTAACAACAACCTTCGCTGGGTCTGCTTTAGCAGCAGCTAACAGTTATCAGGGATCGATTGACAAGTTAGCAGTCGCATCTGCCAACGCTTCTGAGATTATTGGTACTGGCTTAATTGATGCCCTAAAAGGCTTAGGAGATCAGGAGTCAGTCGATGATCTTGCTAAAAATATGGAAGCGGCTGCTTTGTACACAGCCGATGTCATTCGTGGTATTGGCGTTCTAATAGAAAAACTAAAAAGTCTGCCGGGTGTTTCATCTTTCAATATCGGCATGATCCCAATCGTTGGCTCTTACTTCCAGATCCTTAGAGATTTAGGAAAAGTCACCTCTGAAATCAATTACACAGCAGCAGCTAGTGCCACAGCCTTTGAAAAGGGTTTTAACCAATCAGCAAAAATAGTTAAAAACGCTAAAGTTGTTACCGCAGAAGAACAAAAGCAACTCAAAGCCAAGCAACTAAAAAATGCTATTGACAAAGCTAACCTTGCACTTGGCAAGGGCACAGAAGTCTTTGACCTAGAAAAGATTCAACTCAGAGCAGCTGAGATAAATCAAGCAGAACAACTAGGCAAAATCACGAGCCAATCACAATTGTTACAGGTTACAAATGACCTTGCTCGCCTAAAGGTCAAACAGAGCATACTAGCCCTAGACGAAGCAATTGCCTCAGGCGATGTCAAGGCTATAACAGCTGCAACAAATAAACTCAATGCAGATTTAGGCATCTTAGGTGCATTGAACGGTCAGGCACTAAAACTTGCAGACATCAAAAAGATTCTTGAATCTATTGCTCCCAAGGATTTGATTAACTTAGAAAACCTAAACGAGGCTATTCGCTTACTAGGTGTTATCAACGCTGGCAATTTAGCCAACGCTTCAGGATCTTTTAGACCGACTACAGAATCAGTAGCGGCTGCAATAGGAGCGCGTGCAGGCACAGATATATCTGGTGCTTTCGATCCTCGCGTAATCTATGGCGGTCAAAGAATTGATCAAGCAGGTAATTACAATGCTTACAACCCAGAAATGGCCTACGCGATGTCATCTGCCGGACGAGCTGCTGCAACTGCCGGAATGACTAACAACATTACAGTGAACACAG